ATTCATGGAACCAAAAAGTAAGTCATTTGACGATGACTATTTTATACGTAATGCAATTCTTTGTTGGATGCATTACTATCCAAACCACAAATGGACACCAATCTATGAGGAACTAAGCAAGCGCGAATCCTATGTGTCAGTTCAACCCGAGCCCAAGCCCAAGTCCAGACCAGCTCGAAGACGAAAACCTGCAACAAAACCTGAATGATTACCAAGTAGTATTATCTAGTGGTGAATGTATCTACATTCTTGCCGCCAATTCAGAAGAAGCTGCATGGTTAGCTTTAGAATTGTCCGAAGATAACAACACAAAGATTGCTGATGTAATTGAAATGGGTAAAAAGTATTTTCCAAATAACTGGAAACGGTTTAAAGATGCTCCTGCTGATAACTTTGAAGCCATTGATTATGATGTCTTCATGGAATGGAAAGTAGCAGGATGGGAAATCAACAGTAACTACAACGTAATCATCAGGGCAACTAATGTACACAACAGTAAAGTTGTCGAACACGTATACAAACGTGAAAGTGCAGCAGAATCTAAGATCCAAGAATATTTAAACACATTGGATCATGAGTTAGTCATCTGCACACATGACAAGATTTACTATGTACACCCTGAAATGTTTGAAGGTGATGAAGATGAATGAAAAGATGATCAATGACTTCATCAAAGAGGTCAAGAATCATCCTCATCGTGAAGAATTAATAGAGTTAATGATTTCACAACTTGAAGACATGAACTCTGTTAAGTATTTAGAGTTAAATGCCGACAGAATCTGAAATTACAGAACAGATTAAACTTGAACGAGAACAGATTCGGCTAGGGCTTGAAGCTTTACATGACAACACAGCTAATCTTGAAAGCAAAGACTATGCCAGTGCTTCTGTGTATGGTGTTGCTTCAATCCAACAATTAATTCCTCTTGTGGTTAAGTGTATTGACCAAACAAGAGCAAGAATTAAAAAAGGAAAAACAGGAGCTGCATTTAAGGAGATACACACATATCTTCATGATGTAAAACCTGAAGTTTTAGCTGCTATTGCTTGTAAAATTACTATTGACAAAGTCTTTAGTACTAAACCAAACGCTAGTCAATTACAAAACGTTGCAGATTGCATTGGTCAAGCTGTTGAAGATGAGTGCAAATTATGCTTTTATCAAGCTAATGTGCCAGGATTACTTCACAAAATAAAAGAGAACTACTTCCATTCATCTATTGGCACTCAACAGAAAGTACGAGTCATTACCACATTAATGAATCGTTATGATGTTCCACATTGGAACAGTTGGGGACGTGTCAATAGAGTGAAGCTTGGAGGTTGGTTACTTGACAATGTATTCAATGCAAGCCAATGGTTTGAACGACAAACAAGAAGAGAGGGTAAAAAAACTGTCATTTATGTAGTTCCCTCCCTTGATTTTTTGTTGCAAAAAGATGCATTGATGGCAACAGCTGAGCTATTCAGCCCGATTGCTTGGCCAATGCTCATTGAACCTAACGATTGGGGTCAAAACAAAGATGGTGGCTACCTTCTCAACGAGGTGATGCAAGGCTACTCCATGGTACGACGGGGTGATCCCTGCCGTATACAGGGGGAACAACCCATAGACTTTTTGAACAAGATTCAAAAGGTTGCTTACACCTTAAATCCTTTCATCGTCAACGTTGCTGAGACGTTGCTTGACAAAGGAGTTGAGGTAGGAAAGTTTGTCCCTGTTGTTGAATTACCTTTGCCTCCAAAACCTGTTGACATTGCTGAGAATTATGATTCAAGGCTTGACTACAGGAGAAAGGCAGCAGAGGTATGTAACATCAATGCACAAGCATTTCAAAAATCATGTAGAACACGCATGACAATGAATGCAGTAAAGCAATTCAAAAACAGGAAGAAGTTTTACATTCCGTGGTCATTTGATTACAGAGGTAGAGCTTATCCAATCCCTGCATTTTTGACACCTCAAGACACTGACTTCGGTAAATCACTTCTAAAATTTCATCAAGAAGCATTTGTCACACCTGAAGCAGAGCAATGGTTAGCTTTTCAAGTCGCCACCACTTACGGACTTGACAAAGCAACAATGCAAGAACGTCTTGATTGGACACATGACAACATAACAATCATCAAAGCAGTTGCTACAGATCCAATCAACAACTTACCTGAATGGGAAGCTGCTGATGAACCTTGGCAATTTCTTGCTGCCTGTGATGAATACTATCAATGTGTCATTGCTTGCAAACGTCAACACACAGGATTACCTGTTGCTACAGATGCAACATGTAGTGGTCTACAAATTCTTGCAGGATTAGCACGAGATGCCAGTACAGCAAAACTTTGCAATGTACTGCCAAGTGATAAACCACAAGATGCATATAAAGTAGTTGCAGAAACAGCTAAACCAGACTGTCCAGAATCTATCCAACCTTACATGGACAGAAAAACAGTCAAACGTGTTGTTATGACTGTTCCTTACAATGCAAAACCATTTTCAAATAGAGGCTACATACGTGAAGCACTATCTGAAAAAGGTGTTGAAATAAGTAAGGAAGATTTAACTGCAACTGTCACTGCAGTCAGAAAAGCCATGGACAAAATTGTTCCAGGTCCTATGGCTGTAATGAAATGGATTGAAAAAGAAGTTGCGAATGCTATTGATGAAGGCTTTACTGAATTGACGTGGTCAACACCTTCGGGTTTTGTTGTCACTCAAAAGCTAATGAAATCACAACTCACTGTTGTCGAGTTGCAATTACTTGGTCGATGCCAAATTAAAATTGCTACTGGTGACACAGAGACTGTGGATCGAATGCATCACAAAAACGCAACAGCTCCAAACCTCATCCATTCACTTGATGCTTCTTTGTTACACCTATCTACATTACGCTTCAACGCTCCGATTTCCCTCATACACGACTCGGTACTTTGTCGTGCTACTGACATGGGTGTTTTATCAACCATTATTCGTGAAACATACATGCACTTATTTGCGGAGCATGACTATCTAACAACCTTTGCAAAACAAATCAACGCAAAGACTAAACCACCGATGATCAACACACTTGAACCATCATCGGTCATTGATTCCACCTATTTTTTCTGCTAATGGCACGAACTATCATTAAAACTGAACAGCCTGTTGTTCTTGAAGGATTTCAAGCTGTACTGCAACCCGGCAAGTTTGGTTACAAACTATCTGCTGTGGTCGGTCAAGACCTTATTGATCAACTTGAAGAAGATCGCATTGAAAGCCTTAAATGGGCTGAATCCAAACTAAAGAACCCAAAGCGTTCAACACTTAAGGTTGAACCTTGGGAAGAAAAGGCTGAAGGTCAATACATGGTTAAGTTTTCGTGGAATGAAGAAACGAAACCACCTATTGTTGACACAGAAGGCACTCTGATTACTGATCCTTCAACACCGCTTTACTCTGGTAGTAAAGTTAAACTTGCTTTTGTTCAAAAGCCATACATCCTGAAAGATGGTGTGACTTATGGAACTAGCCTTAAACTTAAAGCTATCCAAGTTGTAGCATTGTCATCTGCTGCTGGCATTGATGCTGGTGATATGGATGATGTTGATGCTGCAGAGCTGTTTGGAAAAACTAAAGGTTTCAAAACATCTGAACCGAATGTGGTTCCCTTTGAAACTGTTGAAAATGAGGATGACTTCTGATGATTGAACTTGACATTTTTAAAAACGAAGAGCTTGGTCTTTACCAATGCAACATGACCGCTAAGCTTCCACCTATCTCCGTAACTAAGTACAAGAAATCTCGTGATGACTTCCGTTATGAGATGCAACGTGCAGTTAATGAGATTGTGGATGAGCTGATTGAACAGGCATTGGAAGACGCATAATGGCATTCCGCTCCAAGCTTGAGGAGAAGGTTGCTGATTTACTTGTCGATCTAAATGTCAAATATGAATATGAAACCGTCAAGGTGGATTATGTCATCAAGCATAAATACTGCCCAGACTTCATCCTTCCAAATGGAGTCTGGCTGGAATGTAAAGGGTATTGGGATGCTGCTGATCGACGTAAGATCAAAGCAGTAAAAGAACAAAACCCAGACATAGATCTTCGGATGGTATTTCAAGCACCCTTTAACACTATCAGTAAAAAGTCAAAAACAACCTATGCTTCTTACTGTGACAAACTTGGTATTCCTTGGTGTTCTTTTGCAAACATCCCTCTTAAATGGCTTTTATGACATACGGTACACCCGAGTTTTACAAAGACCGGTTCATGGACTTTCTAGCTGATGCACAATTTGATGAGCCTGAGTATGGTGAAGCAATTATCAAAGGGTTTTTGTTAGCCCTAGATGATTGGAAATCATACCATGCAAATCAAGCAACACATTATGCAGAACTCAGAGAGCGAATTTATTCGCCATTTACCTTGTCCTGAATGTGGTTCGTCTGATGCAAATAGTATTTACACAGATGGACACGAACATTGCCATAAATGTGGCTATCACACATTTGGTGATGGAACAATTGCAACTCAATCTACCAAAATGAATGATGTCAAGTTACAGGGATCTGCCACCCG